TCCTTCGTTTTCATCCATTGGTAGTTGGAAAATTCGTCGATTAAATTCACAGACTTTTTATGAATGTTAATCCGGTATCGTTTTAAAATGTCGATTCCGTTTTTGATTGAATCCGGTCCTTTCTTAACTCCGCGAATCGCTCGGAATCCCGCGCGTCGAATTTCAGCAATTGATTTCGGTTCGGACGAATCCGCGATAATATCGTCCAACGAACCAACGTCGAAAGATTTCAATTTGTTCGCGATGTCTGGATTTGTCAAACCGGTTTCGAAACAAAGTTCTTCCATCCATAATTCCCCGCCTTGGTACGAAACTTTTACAATCGCCGTTGGATCGTTCGTAAATCCAAAATCCAATCCGTAGGCGGTCCACTTTGGATTGACCGGCATCGAATCGCAAGTTTCCCAGTTCTGAAAAATAACGCCCTCCAATGAACCAATTTCTCCCAATCCGTAAACTTTCCAAAATTGTTCGTCTCCGCTTATCAAATTCCCGTCCGAATCAAAAACCGGCTTTCGTGATTCGATTGCGTCGATAATTGATTGATCCAACAACGGATTGCCCGTCACGTGGTCGATGTTGTCTTTGTATGTTGATTTTATAAACGAATACTTTTGGCCTGGTTGCATTAGTTTTGTATGCGCCCAAAACCGCGAAACGGGATTGAAATCCAAAAATATTTTGTCCCGTGTTCGAATCTCTAATTGTGTGAATGCGTCCCAAGAAATGTTGTTACATTCGTTTACGTATAAAATTTCCCTTCGCGCCCCTCTTAATTTTGCGTCGTTGTCGGCGCTGAAAAATTCAAAATTAAAGTTTCCCAACTTATAAGTAAAATCTGTTTTGTTGTGGTGTTCCTCCGAATACAATCCGCACTCCATTAATATTTTCAAGAAATCTCTATATGCGCCCCGTTTTAAATGCGGGATCGATTCGGCCACAACCGAAACCAATTTGATATTGTCGGAACGTAACGCCCAAACAATTAAAAATTGTAATGTCGAATAAGTTTTCCCCGAACTTGTTCCGCCTTGATTTATGATAAAACGATTCGATTTGAATCCGTTCGCTATGTTTTCGAATAACTTTGAAAGTTTCATTAACCTTCGATTAAGTCGTCCAACTTACTTTCAAGGCTTCCAGATACTGAAATATTTAATTCCGTTTTGTTCGTGTTTTCGTTTCGATTTTTCAATCCTAGATCCGACGCAATAATGGACGAATTGAACGCGCCAACCGATGCGCCCTCCAATTTTTGGTTGTAAATTAATTGTTCGATACGCGTAACGAGTTCGGAAAAATCTTTAGATACATCCTTCAAATCTTTCAAAACTTCCCAGGCGTGAAGACCGCAAAAATGAGCGAATCCGAATTTTGTCATTGGAACGGTGTGAAGGATTGTGACTTCTTTCGCGTCCTTTCCTCTGAAATCCATTGTTCTCCATTTGGACGATTCGGATTTGATATGGTCAACATAACCGTTCCAAAATTCCAATAGTTGTTCGATTGATTTTATCGCCCGTGGACGTCCTTGTTTTATTTTATAATCCATTTTCGATTACCCTTTTCGATTTACTCAAATATACGAAAATTTTGGACGAATTTAATTGTGGGCGAACGGGCGGATTAATTGCCTTTATTCTCTCTCCAAAATTTTTTATATTACTTTTATTTATTCTTTCTTTATTTACTCCGCTAAGTCGCCTAAAACTCTAAAAAGAGTAAACTTTAATAATAAAAAGAGGCTTCTAACTAACTGAGTTTCAATAAATTACAACGATTAATTAAACCTTTACTTTAATGGGCGGAGTGACGGGCGGACAACGGGCATAGCACTATTGACACGGGCGGACTTTTTCAACATTTTACGATTTTTATCGATTATTTACTCCGGTGTAATCCGTTGCCTTTACTTTTTCAACTTTAAAAGCAAAACGCCAAACGCTTTTGCAGTCGATACAATCCAATAATTCAACCTTTCGCCAATGACAAATCCCCCACAATGCGATTCTTTCGATTATTTTTTCTTTCGATGGGTTGTGTTCTCCGTAGTAACTTATTAAGTGCGCTCTGGTTATTCCGTTCAATATATTAACATACGGTTTTGGCATTGTCACAAACATAACCCCGTTTTCAATAAGCAAAAAAACGTCTGGAAACATTCGATTCGGAAACCCGTACGGATCCAAATCCACAACGTCAAAAGTTTGTTTTAATGCTATTAATTGATGAAAATCTAAAAAACTGTTTACTTTATTACAATGAACAAAAGCGCATTCTTTTACGTTTTCGGTAAGTTTATCAAAAACTTTTCCTTTGTACTCATTCGCTATTACTTCGCCAAATTCGGCATATACTTTTGTTAAATTACCTTGCCCCGCGAAAAGTTCCAACGTACTAAAATCCCCCCAACCGCAAATTTCACCTAATACGTTTTTAATCTGGTTTATTTTTTCGTCTGGATGATGTGCCGTGTCGCAATATTCGGATTGCCTTTTTCGGACAATGTCGTGCCTTAACGCTCTATATGATTTTTTTTTGATGTTTGTTTCGTCTTCGAAAAGTGATCCTTGCTTCATGTTTTTATTATTTTACGATCTGGTAACAAGCGAAAACGACTCCAAAAAGAACCGAAATAATTCCGATAATCGCGAACGATTTGTCGAAAATTCGGGCGTTATTTATTCGATGAAATTCGCGTCGAATTAATCGGTTTTTTTCCTTATAAATGTCCAATTCCGAATCGAGTTTTTGTGACTTATCTTTGAACCAATTACGATCCATTTCTAGTTGGATATTAACGTCGGTCAACTTTTCGAAACTGTCCGGTTTTTCGAAATGGTCCACAATCGTGTCGATTGCTTGTCCAATAACTTTTGCCGATTGTGTTTGTTCCTCCAATAAACCGCGACGCCATTTGTTGTGGCTTTTTAGGACTTTGATTGCGTTTTTTACTTCCATTGCGTTTTTTATTTCCATTGTGTTATTCGTTTAAAAATCGTTCGATTACTGTCCTTAGATTGGCGATTGACATTTTCTTTTCGTGTTTTTTTGTGTAGAAAAATATTAATATCCATAAACCCAATAAGGACCAATAAACGATTGAAATCCAATTAGCTTCGAAACGTTCCAATAATAAATAAAAAGCGATCCAAACCCCCAATTCGAACCGGATTGGAATTTCTTGCGGATCAATTACATTTTTTTGTTGCTTCATGTAGCGTTATTTTTGCGATTAATAGTTTGTGACGTTTTTCCAGTTTGTTGAATTTACGATGGAATTCGTTGATTCCGAAATCCGGATGTTTTGCCATTGCCGTTTGCAACCTGGTTGTTTCGGCTCGATGGCTGTCCACGTGACGGGAAAAGACTTCCCGCCGTATGTGACAACTTTTTGGATTAAAAATTACTTTCAACGTTCCAACCTTGAATCGATGTGAATACTTTTTCGACGCCATCATTTCCCGTCCATTTACGGCCACGGATGTTTATTTTTACAGTAACATCCGAACCGACTTCAATCGTCTGGATTTCGTCCGCTTTGTCCTTTACGAATTCGATTTCGATTGTTTGCGGATATTGATCCGTCGTTGTTTCAACCCAAATCGATGCTTTTTTAAAATTGTTTGCTCCAACCGTTTCGACTGGTTTCACATTGATTACTTTTCCTTTGATTTCCATATTTAATAACTGTTTGATATTACGTTTTTTGTGAATCTTTGCGAAATTTCTAAATTTGACGCTATTTTTTGTAATTCCGACCTAAGTTTGCTAATCTTAATTAATTGATCGTGTTCAATTTCGTTTAGTGTTATGATTTTCGCCTCCAAACGGTCGATTTCATTTTCTCGAATTTCGGCGATTTCCTCCCAGTTGTTCGCGGTTCGATCCGATGTCAAAACGATGTCGATTAATGCTTCAACTCCTAAATTTTCCAATTGTTCTTTTATCATTTTGTTGTGTTTTACTTGATTTGTATTCGTCCGGCTCGAATCCATTTTCCTTTTTTGGTTTTTTTCTCAAAGATAATATATTTTCGTCCAAATTCGGTTGCTTCGTACGATCTTGACGAACCGCGTTTTTCTTTCCTGGTTAAACTATTTTCGCTCATTTTCTTAATAAATTATTGAATCGATTCCGTCCATTACGACCGCTTCGAATCCTTGTTTTCGTAATTGTTTAATTCGGTATTCTTGAATAATTGAAATTGTTCCGCCTGGTTTCTTTACCTCTATGAATTTTGTCGTTCCGTTTCGTAATGCCATGAAATCCGGTATTCCGTTGATTGACGTTTTCATTAACTTAATAACGAACCAACCGTCGTTTGTTAGTTGGTCCGTGATTTTCTTTTGGATTCGTTGTTCGGTCATTTAATAGTCCGGCTCGTTTAATTCGATTATTTTTTCGTTGATTGCTTGTTCGAATTCGTCTTCGTCCAAAAATTCGGAATTAAGTAACTCCGTGACGTCTATATAACGTTCTTTTTGTTTCCATTCAATCGAAACGATGTTTATTTCGTCGTAATCTGGCGGAGTCCATCGATCGCCCGGACAACCCGTTCCGCCTTCGTAATCAACGCGAAATTTTTCGCCCTTTATTTTTAGTATCATATTGTTGTGTTTTTAAAGAAACCCCCCGAAGGGGATTAATTAATTTTTTAATAATTGAATTCTTTTTAAAATTTCTTTTTGAGCTTTTTCGGTTAACATTTCCGCTTTTGCTTGTTCTGGCGTTGCTCCGTTTTTAATACAGTTTGAAAAATAATCAAATCCGATTGTTTCAATTGCGATTGTTAATTTGTCTGAATTTCTCATAATGTGTTGCGTTTTTTTTAAAGATAAGATAAATTAAACTAAAAAACAAGTGAAAAAATTCGTTATTTGTTCGCTTGGTGTTTATTTAGATTGATTCTAAATAAGAAAAACCCCGTTCAAGTTAATGAATGCAGGGTTTTTAAAGGTTTTTACACTGTTTAAAGTTTAACCCAGTTCTTTCAATTCTCTTTTTAGTTCTTCATATTCTTCACGGGCCTTTG